ATTGTTATATAATACAGAGGAACTCACCACCACTCCGATGAACACCAGCCACGCAGAAAAGCAGCAGATTCGTGTTACATTGGACTTCGATGTTTACGCGGATTTTGATGTACATCAGATTGATTTTCACAAGGTTTTTGACATCCAAGGTGGTGAGAACTTGACAGTCACTGTGGAAGATTTGTCAGAAGAAGTAGAAGAACTCTGGGAGGCAGCGTATCACTAAGGGGTTGACAGTTTCTCTGAAAAGTGTTATAATCACACTCGACAGTTACTGTTAGACAGTGACAGCAGTTATGCGGCGTTCGTTGATATCGCGGCGTGGCGCGATTAGGCGTATATAAAAACGCTAACTACCCTAACCTACAACGAACCCAAATCGCGAGCTAAATATACTTCATCTCAAAAATTTTTTTGGGTAGGAAAAGGTCCTATTAGGTTTACAGATGGAAAAAAATTTCGCGGAGAAATTTGAGCGCCCTTGGGGTTATTATGAGAATCTCCTAGAAACTAAACTGTATAAGGTTAAGAGGATTGTAGTAAATCCTGACCAACAAATATCATTACAGTACCACAACCATCGTGCAGAGCATTGG